TGGGACCATGCCTTTTTCGACCGCCCACCCAGCGGATCCGTCGTTGTACTCGGACTTATAACCAGGAGTGCGGATGTGGTGTTGCGTGCTGAATATCACCTTGCCGGAATCGCTCACGCTTTCCTGCACGATCGGAACGTAATAGGCATTGTGGTTATGTCCATTGACTACAATATCCGCTCCGTTTAGGTATACCGCCTGCCTGTTTGTTTGAATAACTCCCCTGGTTACAGGCGAGTCACCGCCCGCGCCGTGAAAGTATTTCATCTTGACGCTGCTTCTTCCGCCTGAGTTACCTTCAAGCATAAACCTAACCCACCCGCCATAACCGCCGTGAAAAACGGATCCGCCATATTGCGTATTGAGTGTCCAAATAAGGCGGTCTGTCAATGAGATGTTGGCGTTTTTGAGTGTTGCCGTTTCGTGGTTTCCGTCACTAATCAGCACAATGTTGCGCGCAAACGGGCTTAGTATTTTGGCAACGTCTTTGACAACAAAATCGTAATAGTCGTTGCGCCGGTATTCCGGTCTCAATTCGTCAAGTGACCGTCTCGGGTCAAACCGCCCTTGCATCGCATCGAAAATATCACCAAACAGGAATATCATCGCGTTTTTGCTCACCGCTTCCTGCATATCAGCAAGCAACACGCTACGGTTGCACGATACCGCGTCCACATGCAAGTCGGATGCAAGGAAAAGCGTATGCTCTGTATTGCCGCCGGAGTAGTCTATCCTGACGGTTGTGACTGCGCCGTTTTGGTTTACTCCGCTCATGCTGTCGCCAGTGTCGAATAAACTTTGAACGTGTCCTTTTCCGTCCAGAACTTTCCGAGACCCGTTTCAACGTAACCCTGAATCTGCCACGTTCCAACAGAGTCAATGTCGCCTGAAACAGAGGTGTACTGGATTTTCCCGTCCGTGCCGTCGGTGGTAAACGCGGCAGTCTTTTGCATCCTTACACCAGACGGGTCTTGAAAGTTTATATACTTGACTGTAGCAGTACTGACATCAATCGCCGTGCCAGCCGTGTCGGTGATGGTCAGGCGGAATATCGTGCCAATATCGCCATTGTGAACGTAAATCGTTGTCATGCGCTTAACTCCTCGTATAGTTCAAAGTCAATAATCATCGGCATCACAAGCGTAAAAGATGCGGTGACACTTAGCTGGAAATGGGGCGTGACGGTGGGGAGCGGGAGAGCATATATACTTGACTGTATCCAATTAGTTACAAGGTCTGGCGTAGCTACGTCGTCTTTGGAGTAGTACCTCGCTCCAATCAATATTTGAAAGTTCTGGTCGTCGTCGAGTCCTGCGACAGATATTACCCAAGTATAAGCTCCATAGCCCTTAAGACTGACTATAAATAAGCCCCCTCTGGGGTTTGCATAGGGCTTAATATAACGGGGGTATCCATTCTTTGTGCCTGTTTCTGCATACGTGCCATTATGTTCTGTTGAACCAGCCCCGCTCACGACCATCGTACCCGTTACCGCGTCAACTTCATTCGGCAGCACGACCGAGAAGCCAGCTGAAGTTGCGATACAGACCGCGAACTCCATGACCTCGGTATACTGGATGTCAACCGCGACATCCGGTAACGCCGGAAAGTACAGATCAGGCCAGTAGTCAAGCGGAAAATACTTACTCGTTAGGATATACATCGGCTTATACCGTCAATGTCACGGCGCTTCGGTTGCCCGACGCATCCACCGTTGCCACGATCACATTACTGGCATCATCGACGCCCCTGAACGTGATGGTCGAAGTGCCGCCGCCGCTCACCTTGCCAGCCAGTGCCGAAGCCATAACAGCCAGCAACTGGCGCATCGTGTAAGTGCCGACGACGACCTCATCACATACGGCATCCGCAACCGCAGCAGCCGTCACGCCAGCCAGTTCAAACCAGCGCGTAGACCAGTCCGGCGTGGAAGTGTCACCCGCCAAACCAACTACATAGCACGTTAATACGTCACCGTTTCTAACTGTTATCCAACCGGATTGTCCTGAGATAGCGGTCTCGCCAGAAGCGGCGGTCATGGTCGTTTTCGGCAATATGACATAAGCCGAGCCAGAGCCGCCGATCTGTCGAGTGACGTACATCACATAGTCGCCGTTGCCAGCCACTGCGTCAATTGACACGTCCACCATTATCAGCTTGTCGCCATTGGCAGTATACGCACCAACAGCGGTTGCCGCGCTAATATCTACATTCGTGCCTGTGTCTGTTTCTAAGTGCGTTAGTACTGCCATAGGTTACCTTCCTAACCGCAACGTGATAAAAGTTGCGCGATGAATGTTGCGTTCTGTAACTCCGCGTTAGCCGAGCCCCATAGGTTGTAGATTGCCTCCGCCTGTTCCGCGTTCACGCCCAAGTAGCCGCTCAAAGCGGTGAAGTCGCCGCCCAACGCCACTTGGTCGAGCACGAGTTTGAGATTGTTCCAATCGTCTTTGACCCGCCGAAGCGTGTCGATTGCCGAGCGTGCCTGACTGGATATGCGGCTTGCGCTTGTTGAGATGTCGATGTATGCTGATGCCATAAGTTATCCTCCGATTGATTGATTAAAGTGCGTTCATTGCCGTGGTGAGAGCGGTCACCTGAGCGGCGGTGAAATTAACGTTGTAAACCGCGAAGGCTTGGATGTAAATTTGGGCAAAACCCGTTGTAGCATTTTTTGAAAGTATGAATAAATCGCCCGAACCGTTACCAATTTTATCTGTCCCGTTATCAATATTTGGCGCATTATCATTCAACCTCGCATATCTGTTTGCTGAAATTACGGTTGTAATCAAAGTGCCATTGGTTTCCGCGCCCTGAAAATACGATAAGCCGGATATATTTCCCCAATAATTACGCAAGTTCGGGACAGTAACATGTATTAAATTTATATTTCCCGAGGAGTAATAATATTCGCTCCGGTTGCCGCGGTTTGAAAATCGAATAGCGATAGTCCAGGATGAAAGCGGAGTGACCCCAACATATAGATATTGTGACGTTCCGTTTCCCTTCCAGCCATTTGTGCTATCCCAATCCGGGGCAGTTCCTTCCGTCGCGTCATACATACCCGGATTGGCGAGGTTCACCTTGCTCGCGGCGTAACTTGCCGCCCCCTTCGGCTGGTACGCCGCCACGCAATTAGCCGCGTCAATCCCGCCGGATAGCCACCAACTCGAAGCCACCTCCGCCGCTTGCGACTTCGACTGGAATGTTGGCGAGAATACGCGCCCGAATGTTGAGCCGAATGTCATAGTGCCCTCCGATAACTTCCGTATCTAATGACCTGCTTCGGGTACATTTCGCTCAACTTGCCCATCGTGCCAGTCCAGGGGTCGGCGATAAGTACGTCAGTATTTGTTACGCCAATCCCCAGCACCCAGTGCATTTCCACCGCTGGCGTGGAGTCGTCAAAGTCCACGTGCATGATAGGCAAAACTCCCGCTAAAATTACCGCTTTTATCTGTTGAGCGGTAGGAGAGTAAACAAACCCGTCGAATTTCATGTCGGGGTACAATCGCTCAATCGCCGCCCATAGAAACAGGTTGCCGTCCAGATAGCCGTCGTTTGCAGTCAGCCAATTATTCAAAGCAAGCGGGTTAGAAGCGTGCCCGAAGTGGTTGCAGACCATAGAAGCGCAGGTCATCAAACAGCCGTTTGCGCCGATTGTAGACTTCGTCCCGAGCGGATGCGCCGCCCAACGAATGTCACGCTGGTTGTAGACGGGTCCGAAGTACGCGTAGTCCAGCACGGCAGGCGGCAATGGCGGTTCATTACCCACGCGCCTCATCCAGATCGTACTTGACCAAGCCTCCGGCGCAACCCTCCACCAGCCCGTCCCGCTTGTTTCGTACACGGGCACGATAGCCTGAGATTGAAGCCAGTCCGATTCCGGTCTTACATTGCCGTTTGGCGTGTAACGCGTTCTGAGACGATTAGGCGGAGTGGTAATAACTTTCGCGTCAAATAACTTCGGTTCTGGCTCAGGCTCTTCTGGCAACTCAATTCCAATCCAAGCCGCAAAGTCTGCATCATCCCCGTAGAAGCGGTTGGTATCCAGGTTGCCCGCGTAACCAGGCAAGCGTCCGGTAGAAGTGAACTGCCATAACCACCAACTATCCCAGCCGGTAGGCAATAGCGGATAAGGGTTGGCGGTATAATGCGCGACCCATAACTTGCGGTCGGTCAAATACGCGCCACCCATAATCTCCTGCCATGCGGATTTGGAAGTATAGATGCCCATGTCCGGCTGAAGCGCGGCATAGTCGAGCACCTGCTGCCGATAAATGCGCGTGCCTGCCCGCCTGTCTTCTACGTCAATCCAACAGCC